ACTGATCTACCTCTCCCAATTGGAGTTGGTTCAGTAGGAAAAACACCTGACGGAACTTGGATGTTCGTTCAAGCTGACGGTGCTATCGACCAATACGCTTTTGTAAAAATAACTGACGATGGGCAGGCAGCAATGCTTACTCAGGCGAATGATTCAGCTATTTTGCAAGCTGGCGTAGCTCAAGTAGCAGCAGCAAACGACGAGTACCTTTGGGTATGGGTTGGCGGCGTTGGCGGCGGCGGTGTTGATAGTGGAATTAAGGGTAAAGTAGCAGCTTCGTATGCGGCTGATGCAGCTCTTTATACTACTACAACAGCCGGTGTTGCTGATGATAATGCATCCGGAGCAGTACAAATTGTTGGAGCAGTTGGTCTTACGACTGACGGCGGAAGCGGATCAGCGGTTGAGTTGAAGTCGATGGGATACCTATCTATCAATTTAACAGCGTAAGCTACTAGGGGGGAGGAAACTCCCCCCACTTTTTATTGAGGCATTATGGCAAGCGATTTTACACCTTCTAATCCAGGCGCATTGTTCTCGGCGTCAAAACTAGCAACTGTTACACCTAGCGATAGCACTGACCTTGGAGCTGTAAGAGCTTTGTTTGTTGGCGGCGCTGGTGTTGTAAATGTATTGGCTCAAGGCGATACTTCTCCAGTACAAATCACAGTACCAGCGGGAACGCTATTGCCAATATTTGCAAGCAAGGTTTATTCAACAAGCACAACAGCAACGCTTATTGTAGCAATGTACTAGTATGTTTATTGGCATTAAAGGTCTTGGAGTTGTAGGTTCGGTGGTCGGCAATGTAAGCGGCCCTGCCTACGATTCTGACGCTCAAACCTACATTGATGCTGTAGAGGCTGCCGACGGTCAAGCGTTAGAGACTGATGTTAAAGAAGCCTATAACAACTTCTTTGTAGGCTTAAAAGACGATGGGTTGCTCACTGACTTATCGGCTTGTTGCTTATTGCTTGGCGCTCGTACAGTCGCTGGTGCTTTAACTCCACTAGTTCCTTCCATGCCTACGCCCATCAACAACAACTTTGTTAGTGGTGATTACAGTAGAACCACAGGGTTAAAAGGTGATGCAAGCACCAAATATATAGATACTGGATTAGCCGCTAATTCAGATGGTCAAAATGATTTTCATTTGTCCGTGTATGAGACTGAACTGCACAATACTGGCGGTAGCACAGGAGGTATTATCGGATATACTGATTTCCCTGGTTCGGGAAATGCGGCTCAGATCGTGTATAGATACAACGCACTTTTTATTCAACGTGCAAAAGACCCTAACAGCACTCAGCTATCTAGAGGTACAGCAACGGGATTTTCTGGCATCGTAAGAAATGGGCCATTCGGTTTTGATTACCGCTACCCCAGTGGCACCGGAAACATTACAGGTACAAGTAGTGCTGCGCCAAGCGCCAATATGTATGTTTTTGCGAACCACTTGCCAGGAACAGGCGCATATATTAAAGCGAACGGCCGAATCACCTTTTATTCATTCGGTGCGGCAGTAACACTTGCGACTCTTGATAGCCGAGTTTCAACTTTAGTCAGTGAAATTGGAGCCGCTTTGCCATGACCTTAGAAGACCTTATCCCAGATTTACCGCTGAGTTATGCCGAAGGCAAAACATACGGCTTAGTGTTTGCCGTAGATTTGAAAATGCGGCTTGATGAAATACAGCAAGAACATCCACCTACTAATTACGCCACACCTGTAGAAACGGCTGATGGGCGTTACATACTTCACGGTGATTTACTCAGTGAAGTGGGGCCAGACGGAATGTTTGCTGGAACATTTTCTTATTTAGATCAATCGAGATTTAATGAGGTTGAGGTTTTGTCGTGGGCAGATGCACAAGCATTGTTGCCTCCAAGACCCGATCCTGTTTAGAGCTTGTAATAGTGACTATGGTATATAAAAATATTGACAAACCGTTTATGTACCACAGGGAGAATTTATGGCACAGGTAGATTGGGCAAGTATAATGAATGGCAATAGCAAACCGCAAAGAAGGTACAGCGGAGCTAATGTGAAATTCTTTTATGCCTACAATGAAAATCGTGAAAAGTCGTTAAATGAGGGACGACCTATATTTGACGAAATTCCTTCAATTTCAATTCAATGGCCTGGTGGTGATGAGACTGTTAGGCGCATAGAACAGCAGGATATTCATGAATACCCAGAACTTTACGAGCGTTTTAAGGCAGGAAGTGAGCCAGTAACCGAAGGTACTCCACTAGCTGAGTGGGCTATGATGAGTGGTTCTGCACTAAGAGAGCTAAACTATCTTGGCTTTAAGACAGTAGAGCAATTAGCAGCGGCAACTGATGAAGTTAAAAGAAAGATAGGGCCACTATCAAAACTTGTCACTATGGCAAAAGATTGGTTAGAGGCTGCAAATTCAGATCAAAATGAGGTGGTAAAGCTAAAACAACAATTAGCAGCAGAGACCGCAAAAAGAGAGCAATTAGAGGAAAAACTAGAGTTATTCCTACAACGCATTGAAGCAAACGAAGGAACGGATTTAAGACCGCTAAGAAAAGAAATGGCAGAAGAAGAAACACCTGTAGCAGCGGAACCAGTAGAAGTAGAAACGCCAAAGAGACGAGGTAGACCAAGGAAGCAATGAGTTTAAGCACGGTTATTCAAAATGTAGCAGACGAAGCAGGGTACACCGTAAGCGCCAATGTGATCGGCGCTACCGATACTACTACGAAACAGCTTCTTGCAATTGCACAGCGAATTAACCTTGAAATGTTCGAGCAATACCCCTGGACTAAATGCTATGCTTCAGGGGCTATTACTCTAGTGGCTGGTCAGGCGCAGTATGCCTTGCCAGCCGCTTTTTCTTATTATCAGTACGACACCTTCTGGAATCAATCTAACCGCTGGAGAGTGTTGGGGCCAATGACGGCTCAAGACTATGCCGACATAAGAGGGTTTGGCCTTAACCCCACTATTTATCAACAGTTTCAAATAAGAGGTATTAGCAATGATCAACTTCTTATTTATCCTACGCCGACGGAAAGCGGTGATGTCATCATTTTTGAATACATTGCGGATCGCAGTGTTAAACCTAAAACCTGGACAGCTACTACTGCTTTTCCGGCTGGTAGTTATTGTTTTTATAACGGCAATTATTATCAGACAACTTCTGGAGGCACGACAGGAGCAACTCCACCAACGCATACTACAGGCAGTGTATCCGATGGTGGTGTGACTTGGACGTATTACAGTGGTTCCTACAATAAATTTCTAGCTGATACTGATAGTTCTGTTTTTAATGAAAAAGTATTGGAGCAGGGCATCTTAGAAAGGTTTGCAGAGATTCACGGCTTAGACAGTGTAAGACCTAAATACCAAGTGCAATTACACGAGGAATGGTCGAGAGATATGCCAGCAAAGATTCAGTATGCTGGAACAATGAGACGCAATCAGATTTACGCAAGAAACGGAGTAGCATCATTTGGAACATGGATATAGATTATGAATGGATTTCAACCACCTGCATTTGTAGCTAATGACCCTAGAGGTACTTTTTACTGGTACGTTTCTAACGGTATGCCATATCAAGAAGCTGCTAATCTTGTAGCACAACGGTTCGGCCAACCGAAAACAAAAGAGCAATTAGCAAGAGAAAAAGAAAAAGCAGAACAAAACTATCAGGCTGGTCAAATTGCTGGTTCGTTAGGTGGCATGGTTGTCGGTGGTGAAGCGCTTGCTGGATTTCCTAACGTAAAAAAGTATTTGGGATATGGACAAACACCGACTGACGCAGGAAGCGGTTCTATTAGCATGACACGGCAAGTCCCACCTCCAACAACAAGTGTTGATGGTAGCGGAGCTGGAGCAGTAGATTTAGGTGGTGGTACAGGTGGCACTGGGGGCGGTGTTGCAACTCCAAAAGTATTAGAAGTTAAAGGAGCGACTGCAACAATAGAAACACCTGCTGGTGTTGAGCAGGTTCCATCGGAGGCTCTAAACGATCCAGGGTTCTTTTCCAACATTGATTGGAATAAAGCAGCTCAAGGCGGCATGGGAGCCATGCAGCTTTATCAAGCATACAAAGCGTACAAGGGCGGCGATAAGGTCGGAGCTGGTATTTATGGAACTGCTGGAGCAACAAACATAGCAGCTTCAGGGTTAGCAGGTCAGTTTGCACAGCAAGCAGCAGGAGACGCACTAGGAGGATATTTAATACCAGGCGTAAACGTAGTGACAGGTTTGTACAGTGGATACAAAACTGCTGATGCTCTTAGTGATATGGCGGCTGGTAACGATAGATATAAAACTGGCGCAATGGGAATGGCTGCTACGGGTGCTGCTATTGGTAGCGTGATTCCTGGTGTCGGAACAGCGATTGGAGCAGTTGTAGGAGCCTTAGCTGGACTTACGGCAGCTAAGTTTGGTTCTAGTAAAAACAAAGCACAAATGTTGCGAGATGGGATTCGTGATGTATGGCAAGAGAACGGAATTGTCGATGAAAACTATCAGGGTACATTGGCTGACGGCACAGCCTTTGACTTCGGTGTAGATGGTAGCAAGTTAAAATGGAAAGAAATTGATAAGATTGCGGAAGCACAGCCGGAGGCGTGGAGCGCAGCGGTAGGTCTGCTTGATCCCCTAGTGAGCAGCTACGGTCTTAAAGGGCAAAAAATGTCAGACGTTACGGCGTGGTTAGCTAGGGCAGCGGTTAGTAATGCAGGGAACGACCCACAGGTTGCTATTGAAAACGTAAAGCATTTTGCTGCACAGCAGGGCCTCGACGGAGATGCGTATCAGAAAATAATGGATACCTTTCGAGCAGAGGACAAAATTACGGCAGAAGAATATGACCGAAATATGAGTCATGCTGCAAGATTGTTTGGAGAAGCAACGCCAGATGTAACGGAAGAGTTAATTGCACGACCTGCCGAGGGTGAGGTTGCAAGACTTTCTCCTGGCATGTATCGAGATGCTAGTGGCAATTTAGTGAAAGCAAATTCAATGCGAGCAGCGTTAGAAAAAGCATACAAGGGTAAAGAAAAAAGTAAGGAGCTATAATGGCAAGAGGAATGATGTCACGTCCACCAACTGGCGGCGGATTAAAAGAGCTTAGCGCAAGACAACAACGACGCAAGCAGTATTTAGAGCGTCAAGGCCGAGAGTTTAAGCCCAGTGGTCGAGTAGCTGGTCAGCCTACAGAAATGCCAGAAATGACCGCTAGACAACAGCGACGGCAACAGTATTTAGCAAGGCGTGATGCTAGACGACAAAGAGCTGTAGAGGATTACAGAGCGCAACAAGCCGGGCAACAAGCCGGGCAACAGCTTGGAAGGTTTCCTGGACTTCCTGAAGGATTACCTGAAAATTATCAGCCGTATCCGTTGGATCTAACTCCAGAGCAAAGGAAACAATTAGAAAGTAATTTATTAAGTGGAAACTTCCGTAGCGACAATCCCAATGCACCTCAAGATGCAATGTTAAGAAGGCCAGCAGGATCTCCACTTTTTGCAGATTATTTTGGCGGTCAAGGTTATGGCAACATGATGGGTCAACTACCTGCTGGTGTAACTCAAGGTCAGGCAGTAGCAGCAGCAATGCAAGAGCCAGAACGCCTACCAAATCCTGAAACATTGAATCGGATGCCAGGACAACCGTTCGGGCAATATACGGCAGCAGGACAGTACCGACCTCTACCATTCTATGCAACGCCGCAGCAGATAAGAGAGAGGCAGGCGTTGATACAAGGTGGACATTATTTCAACCAGCTACCACCTGCACAACGAATGAGGTAATAAATGCCGCTGCAAGGTTTCACAATGCCACCACCATATCGGGGCTTAGACTTAATAAGCCCCGTAGATAACATGGATCCTAGCCATGCTTTAGAGCTAGTAAACGTGTTTTGTGGCCCAAGTGCGCCTACAGTCCGGTTAGGGTATGAGGAGTTTGTAAATACTGGCCTTAGCTCTCCCTTGTATTTTTTAGCTACATTGCAGTTAAAAAATGGCACTGAGCAACTTATTGCGGCAAACGATACGAACATATACAGCGTCAGCGAATCAGGAATTAGTACTGATATTACTAATTTGACACCACACACAGATGCAGAGTTTCAGAGTACTGTATTTGCAAATAATATCTATTTTGCAAACGGTGTTGATCATTTTAGCGTATACACTGGCTCTGGAACTGTTACAGATACAACCTTTACGTTCGGTGGTGGTGTAACCGGACACGACATCATAAATTGCGCTAATTACCGTGAGCGCCTCTACATGATAGAAAAAGAAAGCGCTATTGTTCACTACGGAAATACTCAAGCTACAGGGGTTAGCGGTACGTCTAGCACAAACAGCTACGACTTTCAGTATGTATTTAATCACGGTGGGTTTTTAGTAAACTGCGGAACCTACACAAATCAAACGTCAACAACCTCACAAGCTCTGTTTTTTGCATGTAGCAGTGAGGGCGAGATGGTCTTCTTTTCAGGAACCTCGCCAAGTGATTCTAACTGGTCTTTAGTTGGTCGATACTACATAGGAAAGCCATTGGGTTATCGAGCGTTTATTCCTATCAACGCTGATATGTGGGTGCTGACACAGCAAGGCATTGTGCCGATTTCGAGCTTGTTTAAGATGGATCCTGTTCAAGCTGTAAATACAGTTAGTGCAAAAATTAACCCCTTTATAAGTGATTACGCTGCACAACTTTCTTTTGACCATGAGTGGGCAGGTGTGTTTTGGCCAGCAGGCAGACGAGTCTATGTAAGTGTTCCGACTAGTAGTACGACCGTTAGTTATTTAGTTTATAGTCTTGATACACAGGCATGGTCGGAGTTTAGACTTTCAAGCAATACTCATGGAATTAGCCTAGCGGTATTTAATCGTTTGCCATACTACGGTTCGGCGCAAGGCATTATTTGGAAGGGCGAAACAGGGCAAGCTGATGCTGTTACTGCTACTGACAGTCAATCAATAGTGTATTCCGGCAGAAGTGCATTTAGCTTTTTTGGCAGTCGAGCTAACTACAAAGTATTTGCTGATATTCGGCCAATTGTAAGAACAAAACGAGGAGTCACTCTTAACGTAGGAATAGATACCGACTTTAAGAGAGCAACTGCAATTACTGGAGTCACTACGGCTCCAGGCGTGTTTACTCCGTGGGGTAGTCCGTGGGGTAGTTCGTGGTCGTCAGATTTAGATTACATATTCGATAGGTTTGCAACAGAGGGGCAAGGCCACTGTGCGGCTTATCGTTTTGGTGGTTCACTAAAAAACGCAAGTATGCAAATTTTGGGTATGGAAATCCGCTTTAATCTTGGAGGACAGGTATAATGGCAAATGGGGCAATGGGGCAAGACCCAAGACAACAAGCGGCTGCCGAGCCGAACAGTCAAAGGATGCAGAGACGGTTGCAATATCTGCAAAGAACTCGTCCTAACGATCCTGCTGTAAAGCGGCTACAAGCAAGACTGCGTGGTATGCCTGATTATCAGGCTCCTGATTTTCGGACGTTATCGCCTGAGCAACAAGCAGAACAAATGGCAGGAACTAGCGGCTCTGTTTATGAGCAAATGGCTGGTTACGCTCAAGGGTTTGATCCTCGTACAATGCAGAGTCAGTATGAACCTATTTATTCTCAAGAAATGGAGAGAGCTAGGCAGAATGTTATGGGGCAGTTTGAAAGACAAATGGCTCCTGAGTTTCAGAGACAGCAAGAGCAGTTTCAACAGATGGCGGCAGAGAGAGGTTTAGATCCTAACTCTGTGGCGTACAAGACTCAGCTACAGCAATTAAATGAAAGGCAGGATGCTGCTAGACAGCAAGCTGTGAGCCAAGCTGAAACAGCCGCACAGGGCGTACAACAATCAATGTTTAGCCAAGCTGGTCAAATGGCAATGATGCCTGGTCAGATTGCAAGTCAATTCCAAGACCCATATAAGCTAAACTTTGCTCAAATGTTAGAGCAACAGAAAATGGCTTTTGAAGCGAGACAGGCAGAGCTTGAACGGCAGAATCGGTTGCAGATTGCAAGGACGCAAGGAAGTGGCAGTCAAGGGCCAACGCCATATGACCGATACATAGCTGAAACAATTGAAGGTGGTTATGGCGGTGGACAACAGCCTAATCCGTTTGCTGGTTTTGCTGGTGGCTTTGCTGGCGGCTTTGGTCAGGGATATTTAGGAGGATCTAAGTAATGGCAGATGAAGGTTTGTTAGGCGTACCAATGAGTTTTGGTATTGGCGATACTTTACTAGGATCGCTAGGAACTGGTTTGGCTAGAGCTACTCCTAAAATGATTAGCCCCTATGCCTCTACAGGTACAGCTATTGGGTTAGGACTAGGCAGTGTGTTGTTGCAGTCATTGTTAGGCTATCAAGCTAGACAGCAAGCAGCCGACAGAACTATTGAGCTTAACAAGCTATCTACTCCACTACTAGGTATGCAGACAGCACAGGAGAGATCTGATTACATTTCAGGATTAGGTGACGTAGATACGCAAGTGCTTGGTAGACTAAGTAGCTTATCAGGAGCGTTAGGAAGTCGTGCTATTGAGCAGCAACAAGAATTAGATCTAGCAAAACGAAAGGCAGAGCTTGACTATAAAATGGAGCTAAGTCCGATGGCTCAACAGCTTGCAGAGCTAAAGCTAAGTCGAGAAAAAGAATTAGCGGAAGCAAGAGCTTCAGTTTTTGGCAGCAGGTTTGCAGTTGGCGATCCAGAAAAAAACAAGATAATGCAAAAAAGGTTTGGCGCACTTAATTTGAAAAGTAAAACTGCCTTAAATTTATTGGAACCAGAAGAGTGGCAACAATTAGACGAGGGTACTTTACAGCCAAATCTAGCCCTAAATTTAGCTAATGAAAGGCAAAGAAAACTTGATATAAGCCCTGAAGGCACAGGGTTAAGTCCAAAACAAGCTGAAGAGGCAGCAGGGCAAGATCAAATAATAAATGACGTTACGCTACATATAGAAAAAATAAAAAGCATACCGGAAGTAGCACTGCAATTAGCATACAAATCACCAGTTGCCGCCACAGCATTGGGCAAAATGAGTGCAAAACTGGCCGATGGCGAGTTACCAGAAGGTTTTCTTGCGAATAATGAAGCGCTTGCGGCAACAATTAGAAAAGAATTGTTTGGACAAACTTTGACTGGCAACGAAAAGAGATCGTTTGATATTGTAACAGGGAAAGAAACAACGAGTAGCAAAGCTGATATTATAGCAGCATGGGATTATCTCATAACTAGAGCTAGATCTAATCTAGCATCAAAACGTAAGTATGTCGGCATGACTAAAGAAGAGTTTGCTCAAGGAGGCGGCGCTGACACTAAAAGTAAAATTAATTCAGATGACAAGTTAGCGGAGCAACTTAGAAAAGAAATTGCTGAGTTAAAAAGGGAATTAGAAGTTGATTAAAAAACAATAGTTGCGGTGAGACGGTAATGAATCCAGAGGTAAAAGAATTACAAAAAGAACTTGCTGTTTTGAAAGCCCTAAAACAGAAGCGAGATGCCGAAAAACAAAGACAAGTTGTTTCTGCGGCAGAGCCTTCTTTGTTTCAAGAATTTAGAGACTACCTAATAGAGCGTCCCTACACTGGTCTGAATGTCGCTTTAGGTCTTACAAAGGGATATACTGAAACGGCAGATCTACCCTCAACTGTAGCCACACTTACAGGAGCAGTTGAGCCTGATACTCTTCCTCGTTTTACTACTCCAGTTGAGTCTTTATCTGAAGCATTGTTAGGAGAGAAGCAACAGCTAGGCACTCAAGAACTAGCTAGTTATTTTTCTCCTTTTGGCCTTCGCAAATTAGGAACGCAAGCTCTTAGTGGGTTAGGGGCGTATGTGGGGGCTAAATCGGCTGAAAAGCTTGCGCCAGAAAATTTGACAGCAAGGATCCTTGCGCCCTTATTTGGAGCAACAGCGCCAACGCTTACAAGAATACCTGGCGCAGTGACAAGAAAAGCTTTGACAAAAGGAGAGCCTCTTACCGATGCGTTAAACATAGAGCGACAAGCACAAAAAGAAGTAGCAAGAGAGTTAACGCTCGAAGAAGCACAAAGACTAGCGGCAGCACAAGAGGCAGGCACAATTATGTCTACTGTGCCCTATCCGAAGACTCTTGCAGAAGTCGTACAAAGTCCTGATGTTGCTCTTTATCAAGATGTAATCAGAGGCAAGGAAGGTGGTGCGCCAATTTTAGAGGCTATGGAAGCTAGAAAGAAAGCGCTTACTGGCGAACTGGAAGAGATAGCGCCAGATTCAAAAGTAGGCGAACTAAGAGACGAAGTGTTAGCGGTAGCAGAACAAGAACAACAGGCGCAAGCTGCAATACGAGGAAAGTTAATAGATCAAATTGAGGGATTAGAAGCTGGAACGAAGCGTGAGGCAGGTGCTGCACTGCAAGGTGGTTTAGTTGAACGTAAAGCAGAAGCAAAAGCTGCTTTAGATGCAAAATGGGAGAGTGTTCCTAAAAACTTAGAAATAGATGTGACCGAAGAAATCGAACCTATTTTTAAGTGGTGGAGGGATCAAAATCCAATAAGGAGACGCAGGGCAAAAGCGGTTGGCTCAGTAATTAACGATCTCAAACGAACAGCTACCGATCTTAAAAACCCAGAATACATAATGACGTATGATACCTTTCAAGCAATTAGGGAAGGTGTAAATGATATTATTGCTAATCAAAGCGCTCCGGCAAGCACAAGACGTTACGCAAGAATACTCAAAAATAAAATGGATCAAGCAATTGGATCAATTGATCCAAAAGCAGACGAGTTACTAGATTTAGGCTTTTCAACAAATGATGTAACTGCGTTGTACGATGCAATTAAAGAAACACGAGCCTTTCACCAGAAATTTAGTGAAGGGTTGACTGGAAATCTTACCTCAGAACGTTTAGGTGAACTTAAAACAAAAGCAAGCAATGTTATACAATTAGCACTTAAAAACCCTGAAAACGTCGCAGAGGTAATGACTAAATTTGGACGAACCGCTGATGAATCATTGATACTGCGGCAAGAATTGATGAAACGGTTAACGGACGCTAAAAACCCTAGTGTGTATCTAAACAAAAATGTAGACCTATACAAACAAGCGTTTGATGTTGATTTTGATGCTATAAATAATTATGCCAAGTTAAAACAAGCTGGCAGTCCGTTAGATGCTTACACAAAAGGCGTTGTTTCAGATGCCAGCATAGCCAATAAGATATTTAGATCGGAAAAAGAAACAGCGAAGTTTGTTAAAGATTTTGAAGGCAGCGCTGCTGTTCCTTTAGCGAAAGGCAAGTTAATTGATCTTGTAACAAAGCGAGGAGATGCTGCGAAGCGATTAAGCGATTATGAAAATGTTGGATCGTCACTGTTTAAGGAAGATTGGGAATTAGTAAAAAACGTTATTCAAGACTTAGAAGGCGTTAAAAGTCCGAGCAGGTTATTTAAGAAAAAAACAGCCGGAGAATCAGGAACACAACCCCGTCAAGTTAAAGAGAAAGCAATTGCAGGGGGGAGAAGAATCTACAGATGGGCAGACAAGGCTCCAGCGCTAGGTGCTGCGTTAGGTGCTTTTATGTCTAAACCTTTTGGTGTTACGGGAGCGCTAGCAGGAACCGCTATTGGTGCAAAAGCTGGAGAGTTTGTTAAGGGCCGCTTCGGTAACAGAGAACAAAGACTAAATAAAGCGGTTGCCTCCTTGCTAGCAGATCCAAGAATGATCGAAATCGGCAAGAAAGAAGCAACTGCCGAAAATGTTAAAGTTCTTGATGATTTTCTTACGCAAATTGCTTTCGGTGGAAGGGGGGCAGCCATTTCTGCAAACACAGAGGCAATTGAAACTGAAGCTAGCGAAGCGACACAGCCAAAAGTTAAAAGTCCAGAATTGGAAACTTTACAGAGTGAGCTAGCTTTCCTAAAAAAACTTAAAGAGCAAAGAAACAGGGAAGCAAGCCAGTCACAAAGTAAGGCAGCTACACCTACGGCCACTGCTACACCAACCGAAACAAGCATTGCAACAAATACACCTACAGCTACACCTACAGCCACTACTACACCAACCGAAACAAGCGTTGCAATCGAAACAGCCACAGCAACGCCTACGGCCACTGCTACACCAACCGAAACAAGCATTGCAACAAATACAGCCACAGCTACGCCTACAGTCGAGCCGACTAAAACTATTCCTGCTACCCCAACAATAACAGCAAAAGGCGTGTCTTATAATATTCCAGTGGGCGATAAATATCCTGACCCAGAGCTGGTCAAAGCTGTAGTAGCGGTAGAATCTAACAATAATCCAAAAGCAAAGAGCAAAGTGGGTGCAACTGGATTTATGCAGTTGATGCCAGCTACAGCTAAAGAGTTAAAAGTGGATATTAACGATCCACAGGAAAACATCGAAGGCGGTTCACGATACCTACAAAAGTTGATAAACCGTTTTGATAGTGTAGAACTCGCTTTAGCAGCCTATAATTGGGGGCAAGGAAACATAGCTAACGCTCTCAGAAAGCTAAAGGGCGAAGGCAGGGAGCCTACATGGGAAAACATAAAACGATTTAATCCGAGATTGCCTAAAGAAACTAGGCTATATGTTGGTAAGGTATTAAGAAAATTAGGGGCATAATATGGGATGGTCAGGTGGAACCTATACTAAGGGAAACAATGCAACAGGTGGATGGGCCGGTGATGCTAGTCTAGGTATCGGTATAGAAGCTGGTCGTCACGATACACAGGACGATGACTTTACTGGCGGTATAAACAATTGCATTGCAAAAGATGGTCAGAACACGCCTACTGCTAATTTACCGATGGGTGGATACAAGCATACAGGTGTAGCTAACGCTAGTAGCAACGATGAGTATACGAGCCAAGGACAGCTACAGGACGGAAGTTTTAGACCCAAGTTTTTGAATCCTCAGTACGTTGGCAGCATAACATTTTTTAATCAGACTAATTGCTACAATGGCGGCACAGCAAATGTTGAGCAGTTAAACGTAAGTAGATCGTCAACTGTCGGCGTTGATACTGCAATGCAAGCAGGCGATGTGCTTTATCGTCACGACATTCAAAGTTATACCGGAACAGGCTACGCTCGATCCGTTCAGGTTTCAGCAACGTGCCCAGTCAATCCGACTGGAGGGGCTGCTTTTGCACCTGGCTCTTACAATATCTCAGTGGGCAACTCTACAGGATCGGCTTTAGTTTCAGCGCTAACCATTAACTCAAGCGGTTGGATTTATGCGCCTGAAGTGTATTCAAATACAACAGGTAATGCCGCAAATGTTTATGTGCATACTACAGGATTACTGCAACGCTCTACATCGTCGTTGCGATACAAAGAAAACATTGAGCCGTTAGCGTATGGCTTAAATGAAGTGCAAAAGATTAAGCCTGTAACTTTCACAAGTAAGGGTGACGATTCTGGGCTTAGATTTGCAGGACTAATTGCTGAAGACTTAGATGAGCAGGGCCTAAAAGAATACGTTTCATACGATGACAATGGCCAGCCTGACGCTATACATTACGGGAACCTTGTGACATTAGCATTCAAAGCCATTCAAGAGCTGGAAGCCAAAGTAGCATCACTTGAGGCGCAGCTTGCATGAAATATCTTCGCTTGGTGAGAGTTACGGAACATAACGGAGCAACTCTGGGTGTGCTGACTATTGACGGCATGGCTGAAGTGTTGACGTTAGAGGATCCGTGGCATCTCAACGAGCGAAACATTAGCTGTATCCCAGAGGGGCGTTACAAGATAAAACCGAACAACAGCCCTAAGTTTGGGAAAACTTACATACTTGAGGATGTACCAGAGAGAAGTTACATTTTAATCCATCCTGGCAACACACCTAAAGATACTCACGGTTGTATCCTGGTGGGATTACAGTACGGTGAGTTAAATGACATGCCAGCAGTTTTAGCGAGTCGTAGTGCTTTTGGTAAGTTTATGGAGCTTATGGCAGGCGATGAAGGAGAAATTGTAATTATAAACGCCTACGGTGGTGGGAGGGTGCATTGACTGAGGGCGATTTTACACAAGTTAAGTATTGGTTTGACCTTGCTATCAAGGCAATTATTGGTGTTGTCGTGAGCCTTATTGGGCTAGACTATCGAGCAGTGAAGACAGATTTAGTTGAGTTGGAAACAGCTAGATACCACATGACAACTGAAGTTGAGATTCTCAAAAACGAGCTAAACCACATTAAACGCAGCCTGGATAAAATTGATGATAAATTGGGTAAAGCTATTAACCGTTAGTCTGCTCTTTGTTTCCTCTGCCTCTGCTACCCCTAGCTACTTAGCCCTTTGTCATAAAAACTGGAATTGCGAAGAAACGTTTTCCACCTTTAAGCACACCATAAAAACAGGCTGGTTAGACAATACTTTTGGCACTAAATGTAGCTGCGTTAGCAAGCTGCTAAACGACCCTAGAGATAAAGTATTTAGGGTACATATCATGAACAGCCCTTGCATGAGAAACCGTCGGTGTGGGCGATATGAGCTGTTACACGGCGAGACTGCTTTTAGTGCTAGTAAAAAGATAAACAGGGGTAACAGAAAGTTTTTGAATAGATACAAAAGGCGAGTAAAAATATTAGGCAGGCGCATTGCTAAAGCTAAGGGCAATGTAAAGCTATATGTCAGTCCGTGTCTTGAGTGTGATATTCGTGGGAAAGCTAGAAAGCGTTTGTTGGCTATTACTGCTTCTCTCTTACCTACTGCTATTCTGGTGGACAATCCCTATCGGCAGCGTTGTATTAAAGGTGTAGTTTGTGAGAAGCATGGAATTAGTCCAAGGTTATCAACACCTTGCATTGTTGATTTAGACGGTGTTGACGGTGATGTTGTCGATGTAAAAAGCTGGTTGCGTAACTATAGCCATTGTGAGTTACAATACTATTGGAATTACGGAATGAACTGTATTTCAGGAGGGTTTGTCGATCCTAGACTACGAAGCTGTGCGCTAGGTCGGCAATACTTCTTTAATTTAAGGAAAACACTATGCCAGTATTTTGGGGATCTATCGTCCGACATTTGCTCACCGCTGTAGCAGGTGCTTTAGTTGGCGTGGGAGTTGCAGAGCCAGCAGCAACCGACTTTGTTAATGCTGCTGAGCCAGTAGTTGGTGGCATTTTGCTTTATGCCATTGGTCAAGTTTGGTCTATCTTTGACAAGACTAAAAAGTAGTCCTGCCTACTCTCCGACGAGTTATCTTGTTGGAAGCATAATTTTGTAACTGTTCTTTAGTTAGTTGTAATAAATGCTTTCTAACCTTCTCTGCAAAACCTGTGTCACCGTAGAGCATAATCGAGATCCAGTTTAGATTATGCGGCTTGTTCTCGTCGGAAAATAAAAACCAATTACAGTTATGTGCATATGGCTCTTGCTTCTTTGTTTTGCCTGTGCGCTTTTCTTCTATTGCGTCTATGTAATCGTACACCGCACGATTGACAACCGCCAACCAGAGAAGAAACTCAGGTTGCTTCCGGTTGCTTTGATACATCTGTATTATTTCGACCATTCTAACCAATCCTCCAAGTACATAGTAACCATCCAAGGTTTTGCATTTCGCCTATGTACCACGATTGGCGTTTTGTCTTTGCAATCTCTTAAACTTTGCGACATTGCTTGATCAATGTTTAACCTTTCTACTCGCTTAACCTCTATATGAAAGTCGGATAACTCTTCACATACAACATCGGAGTCACCTGCTTTACCACAAAACTGCTGTGTTCTTCTTGCTGTGTAACCGTATTCTTTTAGCTTGTTAGCTAACTCTCTTTCCCCTGCTGCTCCCTTAGCTCGGCTATTTGTCACTTAGTAAGTCCTCTCCTTCTGGCTTAAAAACTAATGGTACACCTCGATATATTACATAATAGTAACCATCTCTTTCGCCCTCAAAGCGGTATGGAAAGTTTTTTAGTTCTTCGATAGCACAACGAAAAGTTTGTTTGTTTAATGGTAGTGCCGTAGGAGCTTCTCCATTGACCGTAAGCTGATTAAGGCGTTTATCTATTAAGTTTAGGATATTTGTCATTACCAGTTTCTACAGCTCCAATATCTAGCCTTAGTCTTAGGTCCAGGGCTATCGCATTTATGCCTAGCTCTAAAACTCCTTCTTCTAGCTGGCTCGTTCTTGCGTATTTTCATGTTAGGATCCCCAAAGCGAACCTTTACTACATTCCCTTTTTCGTTTTTAACGTGTACTGCAAACTTCTTTGATTCGCCTGGTGTCCGATACGGCTTATTCAACCGAACGTTTTTCTCTAGCGATTTTCTAAGTGCTGATTCTTTTGGCATTAGTAATAAACCTTATCTGTGTTTGCTACTGACCATCTCTCGCAAGTCTCTGCTGTATGGACTCCCTCCATTGTAGTGTATCCCTTGGTTTTTGCGCTAGGGCTATTTCCGATATAGTAGGCATCCTTAAAAGCGATCCTATTGGTCGGCAGAGCGCAAACTTGCCCGTTAGCAAGCAAGCAGACATGGGCACACTTGTTTTGTTCAGGTTCGAGCAAGACACCTGACTCAGTGTGAGAATCAGGCAACCAGTCCACCGTAAACCAGTAGGAAGCTGACATTTCTGTTTTGTCTTTGAGGATTGCATTGCACTCGTAGTCTCGCAGAAAGTCAAAGACCGTAACAGTGGGTTTATCCGAGAAGCAGTCCCAGAGTTGTAGCATTTCTAACTCTAATTCTGTATCGTCATTGGGTGTATTGTGCCAGAGGTAGTGTAGAGGTATTTGCCTAAAGTGCGCTCCAGACTGCATCAGAACGTGGAACTGTAAGCATCTACCTCTAAACGACTGCACAGCAAAAGCATAGCCCTCTTCTACTCCGTCTGACTGATCGGTTATGTAGGGACTAAATATCTGTATTTTAAGTGGGGGAATGTTTGCGTTCATTTATCTGCCATGCTTAGACCAAGACTCAAAGCAAGGCCCAAACCTAGACCTATACTTAAAACAATAACAAGAAATAGACTTAGCCCTCGACCTCGACCTCGACCGAGACCAAGCTCTGGACTGAGACCAAGCCCTAAATCTAGACCCAGGCCAAGAACGAGACCAAGGTAAAGACATAGATCTGGATCTAGATCTAGATCTAGACCTAAACGAATGGAACGGTGATATCTTGATCATTTATCTGCCATGCCCAGATCAAGACCTAGACCAAAACCCAGACCCAGACCGAGACATAGACCTAGATCTAGACCAAGACCTAGACCTAGATCTAGACCAAAACCCAGATCTAGACCAAGACCAAGACCTAGACCAAGACCAAAACCCAGATCTAGACCAAGACCAAGACCTAGACCAAGACCTAGACCAAGACCAAGACCTAGACGAATGGATCGGTGCTATCTTGATCACTTAGTTTCTCTCGGCAGATCGTGTTTCCAGAAATATGCGTCAACAATCGAATCGGTATTTACAACTACGTCAACGGTTACAGCTTCCACCTCGTCAAGCGATCCTCTTTCGATGCATTCTCCGAACCGCCCAGTATCAGCGATCCAAGCAGCATCTTCGAGTACCAAAAACTTACCTTTTATTGCTTTTACTCGACCTGTTACAGCAAAGGTAACAGTCCTAATTAGCCATTTCTGATTTACTACAAACGGCAATTCTACAGCAGAGCTATTAAACAACTCTTTTATAGAACTACCGACCAACTTTTCTATGTCTTTCTCATTTATTTCCATTGTTTCTCCTTTATTTCGTCCATTTGTTTATCCCAAAACTCTTGAGCTTCTTTTAGCCCTTCCTCCAGCTCTGTCACATCACAATTAGCTAGAAAGTCGGTCAACCTGTCTACAAAGTTTTGTATGTCGTCAGTCACGGCTTCCTTGTATGAGAAATTGATTTTGTTGCAAACATTAACGCTTCCTCTAATTTCGTAAGCACTATTGCCTTGTAGCGTGGATCTAAACAAAACTCTTCAACAGCAATTTCAAGAAATGAAAACTTATGCCGTAACAGCTCTATATGAATCAGTTTATCTGCGTCTAATGGTTGACTGCTAAAACGATACGATATTTTTGGTGCTTCATTTTCCATTTTACTTTACCCCCATATTTAATTTACTAACCAATGTAACACCCTCAACCTCTGCGCCAGCTTTTAAGTCGTCTAGTAGTAGCTTCTTATTAGGCTCTACAGTCACTTTTGTTCGCTGATATGCTTCTGGTAGATCTTCTGCCTCTACCGTCACATCCACCGATTGTGAGGCTCTCCAGGTTATTTTATGTCGACTAGACTCGTAAGCCTCTCGCTCATCCATCTGCCCCTGAAGATACCCTAGCAAGCTTTCTGCTCTCTTCTCATAGCTTTTAGACCTGTCAGCTAAGGTTTTAGCTTCTGCTTTGATGCCTTGAGCCATAAAGCGCAAATGCTTAACGTAGCTAAGAACAGCCTCGATCTTATCTTTACGCTCTAAAGCTAATGCTTGCCAAGTGTCGGCTAAGGTTTGCTCGTCAAGTTCTTCTGATAGCTCCTCTAGTGCTAACAGCTCTTTGTTTAATTCATATAGTGTTGTCATGTGTTCTCCTTGTTTGCCTAGAATGGTATGTCATCATCATTAAAATCAGGCTTTTGAAACTTTTCTTTTACATAGTCTCGCTCATCCTCTTTAACGCCGTTACTAGCATCGACACTACTGTCCACTGTCCCACCGTGGGCTAATGCTTCTCGTATTAGTTCTTGTAGAATCTGCAAATCGTTACTGAAAAACGTCTTACTTTCTTTCCACTGTTCTGTTTGCTTATCCTTGTAACTCTTTCTAATTGTGTATTGTGCGCCAGTGTTTCCTTCCCACACTGCCACATCTATTCCTTTGCTTCTTGCCGAATAAATAGGTTTTCTACTCATTTCTTCCTCCATATGTTAGGTCGTTTATATGACCAAGTTTTTGTTTATGCCTATGTTGTTTAGCGTCTATATGTTTCACCGTTGTGACGTACACTGTTCCATCTGGCGTTATACCTTTGAATTTACCGTCTTTCCCATTCCATTGGCTTGCCAACTGAATCTGCGGTAATACCTCAGCTAATTGCTGGTGTAAGTCCTGTAAATTACTTCCTTTCCGTTGTTCGTATGGCATGCGTTCCTCTTTCTATTCCTAATTTATTTAACACTTTTTTGACTGTATCACCTGCTAATGCCGTTTCTTTTGGTAGGCTTTTAACGGCTATCCCTTTTTTTATAAGCCACTCCTTAGCTGAATTGCAGGCTTTAATCACATCGTCCAGTTCGGTGGCAAAAACACTCTCCGCTTTCTTCCACTCGTTTTCTCGACTGTTAAAATATACTTTCTGTATTTGAAAGCTAAAGTAGTCACCATTTTTCCAAACGACTACTTGTACGTCATTGCTCTTAATTGTTCCGATACGTTGTCCCATAGTACTTGATTATCTCCACGCCATAAACTATCATAAGCAGTTATGGAAAACAATAATAAACATAAAAAGTGGTTGAGGACAAGAGAACTATGCGAATATCTGTCAATTCCGAGAAGCACCTGCGAATTGTTGATCCGTCGGGGGATGCCCCACATCCGGATCGGGAAAGCGAGACGGTGGGATCCGAAAGAAGTAGAAAAGTGGCTAAAAGAGAACGGTTCATAGCGATAGATAAGCGAATATTTACTCACGGACTCACACCTGGAGAGATTTTAGTTTTTGCTTACATAGATCAGTTTCAAGGGGCGCAAGTTTGTTTTGCCACTAATGAAACCATAGCAAAAGAAGTAGGAATAGGTGTTCGTCAGGTGCAAAGATACCTTTTGCGGCTAAAAAAAAAGAGGCTTATAAAGGCATTTTATGAAGGAAAAAAACGCCTAATGAAAACTTATCTCAATGCACGATAGGTATGACATATATGTCACCCCTACCATGACGGATATGTCACCCTTAACCATGACATATATGTCACCATATAAGAATATTATTATAATAATAATTTATAATAATAATACATGTAGATCACATACTCGTAGGCATGTTTTAGCTTAAAAATAGATATAATTAGGTTATAAGTAATAGTTAAAATCGTTTTTAAGGTGTCTAGCTTGCTCTCTGTGGCGTTTTAATGGCTTGCCCTATGGTATGCCTACCCTAACAAAAGAAAATGGCTTAGAATGGGTTCTAGAACTTGCAGGGTTTTAGTTGTGCAAGAGGGTAAAAAGAGGTAAAATAGAATTAGAAACAGTAGTGTGTTTCTCCTTTAAGCTACACAATTTACTTCGCAGGGTTGTGTAGCTTTTTTATGCCTTGAGTTCATTAAATTCGTTTAAGAAGACATGCTCTTTTGGAACGTCCTTCCCAAATCGTTTGATAACTTTTCTGTAAAACTCAACAGGATCTTGGCAGACAACGAGATCGGCTTGAGAGGCCCAAGTATCTACAGCGTGTTTTCTTTCCCGATAATATCTATCGGCTAATTCATCTTTTATAGCTTCCACAATGCGCTGTTTAACGGACTTTTTAACGTGTCTAAGTGCATTTCTAAGCTCTCTTAAAGCCTGTCTATCCTTAAATTCAAAATGTAAATTTACAGGATGATATTCAACGTAAGTGTTTGCATTTATTAGAAAATCACAATGCTTACCGAAGGCTAAAGGGACTTGAAAGGTTTTTCGCATTTCAAGCTCAAAGTCAGGTAGATATTTTTCAAGAAGTAATCCGCAAGCTAATTCAGCTTTAGATGCAAAGGAAATAGTGACGTTTTCTTCACGTCGTTTGAATGTTTCGTAGTGAAGCACAAGAATAGAATAAAAAAAGGGGTGACTATACGCCACCCCTTAGTTTTACTCGCCGAAGAGTCCGTCTAAATGATCTTGAAGCCAGTAAAAAGCTTCAAGTTGTCCTAGCTCAAACTCCGACAGCTTCTCCCTACTCCCTTTCAGCTTTTTTTCTACAGCCAAAAGAAAGTCCTCGAAGTAGTGACGTACACTTGTAGCCCCTTGTGTAAAGGCTTCCGCATAGTCATCCCGATTTTGAGGTGCTCTACGAAACGGTGTGTAATGTAGCGCAAACTGCGCTGCATCTTTAACTATCTGATTCTCCACGCTTTCCTCCTTTAAGCATCTGTTCTTCTAGTCGATCCATCTCATCCTGAATGATGTCTCCTAAAACTTCTTGGATTGACATGTCGCAAGCAAAACTTTCGGTTTTGATAAACCTCAAATGCTTTTCTTTAATTCTAGTCGTAAATACTGTTAGTTCTTCTCCGTCACCGATAGGTAACATTGGTTTTCGTTTACGCATCTGTAAAAGCCTCCTCGTCTATAAATTGTGAAAGTTTTTCAAGCCGTATTGGGCTTTTCCACAGGTTTTCGCTTATTCTTTTTACGTTGCTTGCAAGTAGATAAGTCTCACAAGCCTTTTTATTTTCAGCCGGGCAATCTGCTAGGTTGTAGTAGGTCGTGACTGCTTTTGCCTTTTTAGGTGTAGCAGGTTTTGAAACAGGTGCTTGACTAGCTACATTGCCATCATCATCCTCTGGTGCTATTCCCATTGCCGACATAAGACTGTAACGCCTACAGTACGTTAAAGCAGAGCCATAGCCTTGAGCGTCTCTTTTGGTCACTGGAATAGTTAGCTCACCGAAATATAGCCTCTCTCCAGTTGTATAAAGTAGCTCGGTTACGATAGTGACGAACCCCTCTTCACTTGGCTTGGGCATCTGTATCAGTGCGAATCCTTGCTCGTGTAGTGAGTCTATAACCGCCTCGATACAAGCACCTAGATCAGCGTATTTACTCCTAAAGTGTGGGTTTGTGCTAGTTTTTAGAGCTTTTCCGAACCCCTTTTGAGCTAGTACAAAAGCCTCATGTATTGTTTTTTCTTTGTGTGTTTCTTCTTTTTTACTCATTTTTTTCCTCTATTAGTTTTTTAAGTTTCAAAACCTTTCTTGCATATGCTTTCCCTGCCTTGCTCCAGTGTTTTCCACTGTTATACACAGCTAGAGCCTTTTTTATGCTGTCTAACCTTTCAATTTCTTCTCTAAGTATTTGCGCTCCGCAAGCCAAGTTAAGCGATAGATCCCACAATTCATCGGGATGTAAACCGCATCTCTTAGCATTGAACGGCATTACTTGAGTTAAGCCCCTCGCTCCCTTATGGCTCTCAGCTTGTATTCTGAAACTGCTTTCGGTTTCGATTAAAGCCAATAGCAAGCTAGGGGAGAGATTGTTTTTATAGGCTACCCTGTGAGCCTCTGAGACTATTAAAGCCTTAGAGGTTGTCACGGGTAGTCCATAAAAACGCTTTATATGATAGATCGCACTATCGGAGTTACATCCAGCTACCAACAATGCGATCCAGATTAGTTTCATCGTCTAGCCACAACCCGGACTGGATCGTTGCCTAGGATTTGAGTTTGCACACCGATCCAACACGTCACAGCACCCACGATCATAAAGATGTGAAGCACTGTCACGGCTAATGCCGAAATGCTGAATAAGTCTGCTTTTATTTTAGTTAGTACGTTCATAGTTTTCCCCTTTCTTTTATTAGTGTGTTGATTCTTTTAAGCCGTGTTTCCGGTTTTAGCCTCTTGTTTGTTCCTACCGCATTCACTACCGCCATTAGATCGCTAGGTGTTATTCCAGCTTTATAGGCTTGGTAGAAGGGAACGCAAAAGGTCAAAACTGAATAACTTAAAGTGTTATCAGTTAAGTTCTCACAACGATTGCAATAGCTTGCCCAAGTCATAGCTTCCCCCTATTTTAGATCTAAAGTTGGTTGTTCACACTGCACAAAGTAGCACTTCAAAGGTACAGCATTATGACGTGTCATTGCGCTCGATTCTTGCCTTTCATCTACTCGATACAATCCAGCCTTTGCGCCTAGCTCAAATCCTGAGCATGCTGATAGGGTGAGCGTTAGATACAAGCCTACGCCTAGAGCTATTGTGTATACTAAGTGCGTTATAAAAACGTCCATTTTGTCTGCTATCTCGTTTAATTTTTCGTGGTTCATAGTGTTTTTCTCCTTTTTTACACGTTAGCGATCCTAAACAAGCGATCAATAGACTCCAGAACGCTCTGAAGTCCGTTGATTACTCGGTTGGATTATGCGGATACTTGAGCAGATTCTAGCCTTGCTTTCTCTGCTTTTAATTCAGCTATGTAATAATCGTGAAACCGTTCTTTATAGTCGCAACCTCTAAAAGCTACTGGAACAAAGTCCCATATCTCAGCCCAAGTAGTACGCCACTCAGAATCGCAATGTTTGCAAGCGATAACAGGAACGACTAGCCCGCCATGCACTTTTAGATATTTGATATAGGCTGGTCTTCTAAAGCCGTTAAAGCCTAGCTTGATCTCGCCATAATCTTGATCTGCCGTTTTCAAGCCGTGATAGCAGGGAACAATCACCTGTAACCCACTTGCTTCGTCTCTAAACGCTATTCGACCAGCATCGCATTCTGACAGATCAAAGTTTTTCTCTTTATCGTATAGCCAGATTCCCTCGTTTGTATGACTTTCATAGTGTCCCGGTTCGATCCCGTCTTCGCTATAAATAGGACACCGAAACCGTAAGCCTTCAGGTTGTCTGGATGGATCTACGCTTCCCGAAATAGCTTTTACTTTGTGCCGATCTTCATACCGCAGATAGTACATCGTTTCGCATGTACCGATCTTGATCTCGTTATTTTTATATAGTGCATATTCTCCCATAGTGCTTATTCTCCTTTTGTTAGTACTCACAAGCGAGTACAGTTGGCGACTCGCATAGAGTCGCCTGCTGTAATTACTTACTAAACTTTGCCTAACTTTATTGTGTAGTCTCCGAAAGTCCAAGATTGTCCGATATACTTGTGGGCTTGCTCACAGTCGAACACCACGGAACCGTCACTATCAAAAACTAGATGATAATTTTCGAAATCGTCCAATTCCATATCATACTCCCCACGAGAATATTCCCACTCGCAATTCTCGAAGTGCTCTAGTAGCTCGTGAACAGCATGTTCAACTTTTAAGTGACAGGAAACCCAATTGCGCCCAAGCGTATGCTCACCATAGACTCGTGTGATGGTATATGAATTTTTCATAGTGTTTTCTCCTGTTAGTACTCATAAGCGAGTACAAACGGCGAGACTGTCACTTCCCGCCGATTGTAATTACTTACTGTGTTATAACTCTCGCATCGGCATAATTACCGCAATTTTATCGCTGGACTTGAAATAAACAGGCGCTCCTTCCTTAGCTTGCGAAAGCTCCCAGACTGTTGAGGCTTTTAACAAGTCAGCCAGATATGCGCCGTTGATCGGTATTCGGATATTCCCTTGATCTGGATGGCTGTTAAAGTCTAGGTTCCAATTTATGCCGTCCTTATTGTCATAGCTTAGAACAACATGATCTCCAGTTATCTCAAGTATCATCGGCGTAGCTTTGTATTCACCTATTTTAGAGATAGCGATCACAGTTTTTGATTGTTTAGCATCTAAGTGTAGCAAGTGGGTGGACTTTGGGATCTCATCTAAAAACATTCCTAGATCGGGAGGCGTGTAAGGATCGGATGTTAGGCTTATCGTTTTTAAGCCGTAATCGTGATTGGTAGCAATGCCGTGTATCCTATGTCCATCGGTAACACAACGATAGTTCTTATAACCTATCTCCGATTGGCAGTTGTATCTCTTTTCCTTTTTCGCTTGTTTAAGGACTGTTTCAAAGTATTTCATAGTGTTTGTCTCCTTTTGTTGCACCCATAAGCGAGTACAGTTCAGAGGCTACGTGTAGCCTCTGTGCTGTAATTACTTTAAATGAATCTCTCTCAGTACTTTGCACGAACCTCTCTCAGCATAAAACACAATTCAGATAAGTCTATTTCTGTCGCATTAAAGCGTTGCATTAGTTCGCCTAGGTAAATTCCGTCACACAGATAATCATCTAGGCTGGAATAAATTTCATCCATTAGCTCGTGGAGGGTTTCACGATCAAACTTTCTTGTGGCGTTTTCGCCGTTGAAATACTCCTCTTGAATGTGATCGAGTAATTCGTCAAAAACTTTTGATTGTTCTGAATTTAGTTTCAACTGCGGTAGGTAACATGCACACACTTTTATCTCGTGAGTATCCTCATCTAGAAGGCTAATAGAACCAACGTAACTGTAAGTTCTATTGTCATAACAACCCCTAGCAAGTTTTACTGTGGGTGTACGAAACCTGTCCTCTTTGGCAAACATTTGCCAGCCGTGAGAAATGTAGACGAACTTGTCCTTCAGTGGAGTGTCGGTGTCGAATGGGCGTATTATATGTTCAACTTCCATAATGTTTTTCTCCTTTAACTAACTAACTTACCTCATTCTACATGTAAAGATGCTTGCTTGCAAGTATAGATTCGACAAAAACACAGAAAAACTTTAATTAGTTTATAAGTGCCTGATATTGTGTAATAATAATTGCAGTGGGGTAGGTGCAATAAGTAGTATAATGAGTGACGCATGTATAGGGCTATGGAACGCAAGGTGAAGCCGGGAGTAAGGTGGCATATAGAGGGATTTAATCATGCACAGCCGTATCCGGGCGGGAACCTTTATCACGCTGTAAGACAGATACAGGGGCAGACTGTGGCAGGCATGGCGAGGGAGTTCGGCACCACCAGACGACGATGGCAGTACAGGGAACAAGGTAAGCGGATGTATCGAGTGGCAGAGATAATGGCGCTGTATGAAGCCAGCGAGCTAACACCAGAGCAATTCATAAAATTATTAAGTAAGATAGCCTAGTTACGGAGATAGCTTAATAGTTTTCCACAACTCGTAAACTATATATACATAGTAATATCGCACACTTAGAATCCACAGCACAGAAATTCAAAACCAAAACGTTTTTGAAAAAAGAAAAAGTACCGGTTATATCTATATCCACCTATACACAAAAAATCGCAAAATAGGAGCGTAGGCTATGAAGGATGAAACGGAATTAAAATCGGAAGTTGTTTCTGAGGAAGGCGTAAAAATTTCGGAGCCAGAAATAGTGTTGGATCGTACTACTCAGGACAAGATGAGTAATAAGCATGAGAAGAATCCTGTATGGGCGGAGCAGATACGTCATATGGGCAGGATAGGGTTAAGTAAGAATAATATAAGGACAGCATTTGGGTTACGGGAGCATTTACTGAATAAGTATTATTTAGAGGATTATTTAGCTGGCGTATCTGAGATGCAGCGTGGCTTAGCTACCAAGGCGTTAGAAGAGGCTATGAATGGGAATACGCCTATATTGTTACATTTGTTGAAGACTAAATTAGGTTGGAGTGAGCAGCAGATTATAGAGCATGTAGGCGAGATTAAGGCTGTTGTATCGGCTAAGCCATTAACTAAGGAAGAGTTTAGCCAGAAGTATTTAACTGAGGACGAAGAAAAATAGGCTTTCCCCACTTGTAAAAGGGGGGATTAAGGGGGGTTAGTTTCTACGCTATTTGCGTACTAGAATATAAATATATTAGTTTTTGAGGAAACGGAACAAGGGGGAAAAATAATTGTGTGAGTTTGGGTGGGTTTCTAAAGGGAGGGTACCACACCACTAACCCCTGTCAAGACCCTCTTTTTTAACTATTTACATTATGAGGGATAAATACCACAAGCCAGTATGGAGGTATTTTAAGTGTCCTAGTTGTTGTGAATACAAGTTTGCTTATACGAGTTTGTTAAGGATCGAATGTGGTATGGTTGATTGTAAGTATATATGCGATGTTAGGCGTAACGCTATTACTAGGGATGAGTATGAGCAAAGACACGGTGTTAATACGGCAGATGACACAACTAAGGTGTTCTGATTGTGGGCATATAAGTCTAAAGAAAGATGAGCTTAGTTTCTTCTGCCAAAACCCTAAGTGTAAGGTGGATCGTATTATAGGAAGTAATCTTGTAGTTATTAAAATCTTAGATACATAAACATAGTGGATAGATAGTGAAAGGTTTAAGACATAGAGACTTTAATAAGACGACAAAAGGAATCCCAAGAAAAGGCGAAGAAACTGCCGAAGATGTTAAGTATTGGAAAGCGTTGCTGCAACGGCGTGACGAGCATAGCAAAAAAAGTCAAAATTACCTTCATTGGGATAGAGTGTATGATTATGAATCTAGTGCAATTTACGAAGAATTATACGCTATTCCTGCGTGGTGGCTAAAGGAAAATGACTGATTACGAAAGTGAAAACATTGATGAGCATATTGTTTGGGCTCCACAAGCAGGGCCACAAACTATGCTTATTGATTGCCCTATTACCTTGGTGGGGTACGGCGGTGCCCGAGGCGGCGGCAAAACGGATGGGGTATTAGGTAAGTTTGCTATAAAGCAAGAACAGCTAGGTAAAGACTTTAATGCTATCTTTTTTAGAAAAGAACTTCCCCAGGCAGATGACTTAATTGAAAGAGCTAAACAGATTTATTTACCTCTTAAAGCTCACTGGCAAGACCAAAAAAAGCAATTTACCTTTCTTAATGGCGGTAGACTTAGGTTTAGACCCTTAGCTAATGATAGTGATGCTGAGAAGTATCAAGGACAGAATTTATCTGA